ATAAAACATTTGTACAATAAAAGAAGAACAGTTAATTTACCTGAAAGAGCAGCCTAATGCCTACCAAAGTAATAACTGGTGTAGCATCTACAGGTTCTATTGGAACAGTATCTACAAATGTAGTAAATGGACCAACTAATGGTGCAAGAACAGCTTTAGTTATAGCAGAACTAAGAAAAGTATATATTGCTCGTAAACCTACATCAGCAGATAGAGTTGTTTACGCAAATGAGGATTAATAAATGAGCTTTCGTTGGCCTAGCAAAGACCCAGATGAAACTTTAGATTACAGTGTAGATTGGTCAAGATTTCTTGATACTGCAATTATTACTTCAGTAATATGGTTTGTAAAGTCTTCACTATATAATACTAAAACAAGAATAAATCCTGGGCAAACTTTAACAACAGCTTCAAGTAGTGCAACAACTGATAGTTTACAAAATGTTGCACAAACAAATACAGATACTGTTGCTACTATAAATATTGGTGGTGGACAAAATAATGTTGAGTATACTTTTTTTTGTCAAATGACTGATAATACTGGTAGTACAGCAGAAAGAAGTATTAAAATAAGATTGAAGGAACGGTAAATGGCATACAATTTTCTTGGACTTGTTAATGATGTAAACCGTAGACTTAATGAAGTTGAATTAACTTCTTCAAATTTTCTTAATGCAGTTGGTGCATATAGTATGGTTAAAGATGCTGTTAATGCATCTATTCGTTTTGTTAATCAACATGAGTTTGAGTGGCCTTATAATCATGTTACAGAAGAAGAAACTCTTACTCCAGGTATTGTAAGATATGCATTTCCTGCAGATACTAAAATTTTAAACATGAATAGTTTTAGAATAAAAAGAAATGATACATTAGGTAATGAAAGTAAAAAATTATCTGTATTATCATATGAAGAATATTTAGAAAAATATGTTGATATAGAATATAACACTTCTACAAATTTAAGACAGTTACCAACTTTTGTTTTTAAAGCTCCTAGCACAGAATTTGGTTTAGTTAATCCACCAGATAAAGCTTATGAATTAGTTTATGAATATTATAGATTACCTGTTGATTTAATAAATGCTACAGATGTTCCAACTGTACCTGAACAATTTAGATATGTGCTTGTAAATGGGGCTATGCATTTTGCATATTTATTTAGAGGTGAGTCAACAGAATCAGATATGATGCAATCAAGATTTGAACAAGAAATAAAACAAATGAGAAGTTTGTATATTAATAGATACGATTATCTTAGATCAACTGTAATTAATACTACTGTACAAACAAATACTAGAGTTTCTTAATTTATGCCTACAACTCATCAAACATATCCTGTAGAGTTCAGGGGTGGGCTTATTAGTAATATGAGTCCTTTGCAACAAGGTATTAATTTACCAGGATCTGCAAGAACTCTTAGAAACTTTGAACCTTCTGTTGAAGGTGGTTATCGTAGAATAGAAGGTTATACTAAGTACGACAGTAACTTAATACCACCTTATGGTTCTCCTGTAGTAACTGGTGCGAGTCAAACTGGTACAAGCCTTAATATAGCTAATATAAGAACAACTCCAGTTGCTGCTGATACATTTAAACTCATACATGCTACAGCAAATGTAAATGGTGCTACTAGTAATGCTACTGCACTTGTATTAGATGGTAACTCTGGTACTATTGCTGCAGGTATGACAGTTACAGGTACTGGTATTTCAGGGACAGTAACAGTAGCTTCAGTATCGGATCAAAATAATATTGTACTTTCTGATGCACAAACATTAGCTGATGATACAGCATTAACTTTTAGTAAAGTATATACTATTGCAAGTGGTGGTGTTAGTTTTAATGGTACAAATAATACTGCTACTTTAACTTTAACTTCTAGTCTTCTTACATCACCATTAAATGGAGACTCTTTAGAATTTGTTTCTACTACTAGTAATTATCTAGCTTTAGGTTGTGGTGTATTTTTAGATAGTGTTATTGTTGCTAAAAATAATGACTTATTTAAAACTACAGGTTCAGGTTATACTCTTTTAAATGTACCCTCTTATGGAACTGTTTTAGTAAATGGTGGATCACAAAGTGGTACAAGTCTTGTAGTAGATGGTCTTACGGGTACACCTCAAGCAGGTGATGTATTTAAAGTTGCAGGTATAGATAAAATATACACTGTTACATCTAATGCAAGCGTAAGCTCTGGTGGTGCAACATTAGCAATAGCACCTGCTTTAGCAAGCGCACCTGCAGATAATGCTGCTATAACTTTTTTAAGTACATCAAGAGAAAGTGCTAGTAAAACTAGATTTTCTAGGTACAACTTTGATGGAACAGAAAAGATAGCTATTGTAGATGGTCAAAATGTACCTGCTACATTTACTCAAACAAGCACATTTACAAACCTTATTGATGCACCTTCAGATATAACAGGTGCAAGTTTTGTAGTAAACTTTAAAAATCATTTGTTTTTTGGTAAAAATGATTTACTTACTTTTACTGCACCATATACGGATAATGACTTTACAGTAGCAAATGGTTCTGGTACAATCGGTGTAGGTGCTGATATTACAGGTCTAATAGTATTTAGACAACAATTAATAATATTTACAGAGTCTTCTATATTTTCATTAAATGGTAATACTGTCGGAGATTTTGTTTTACAATCTATTACATTAGATATTGGTTGTACTAACTCAGATACTATACAAGAAGTTGGTGGAGACATAATGTTTCTTGCACCAGATGGTTTGAGGTTATTAAGTGCAACAGAAAGAATAGGTGACTTTGGGTTAGCAGTTGTATCTAAACTAGTACAAAAAGAAGTTACAGATTTTGTAACTAGAAATACTTCTTTTGCTAGTGTTGTTATAAGAGAAAAATCTCAATATAGGATACTTGGTTACAATACTAATATTACTCAAGGTTCTTCAATGGGTATACTTGGAACACAATTTTCAGACCAAGGTGGGGCTGAAATGGCTTGGGGAAATTTAAGGGGTATTAGAGCCTACGTAGCAGACAGTAGATTTTATCAAAATACAGAAACAATAGTATTTGCAAACGATGATGGCTACTTATATAAAATGGAAGATGGTAATAGTTTTGATGGATCAAATATTCAAACTGATTTTTCTACTCCATTTTTACCAATTAGTGATCCAAGAATTAGAAAAACATTTTATAAAATGAATGTATATACTGATGCAAAAGGAAGTGTTGCATTAAACTCAAATTTAAAATTAGATTTTGATAATGAAGGAAGTATACAACCACAACAAATTAGTTTAAGTAATGCAACTTCTGCTGCATCATTTTATGGAAATTCAATTTTTGGTACAGATACTTATGGAAGTAAATTAAAAACACTTTTTGAATCACAAGTAATAGGATCAGGTTTTGTCGTATCTTTACAGTTCACATCTGATAGCACTGATCCACCATTTTCTTTAGATGCTATCACATTAGATTACGGAACAAATACAAGAAGGTAAAAAATTATGGGAACAGGTTACACTAGAAACGATACAGGAAATAACATTGCTGATGGTAATGTTATCAATGCTTCTGACTTAGATGGTGAGTTTGACGCAGTAGAAAATGCGTTTAATTCTTCTTCTGGTCACACACATGATGGCACATCTGCAGAAGGTGCTCCGATAGAAGTACTCGGACCTTCTCAAGATATTGTTATTACGGCAGCACTTTTACGTCCTAAGACAGATAATACTGTAGACTTAGGTACATCATCTTTGATGTATAAAGATGGATTTTTTGATGGTTCAATTACTACTCATGGATTAACAGTTTTTGATGATGAAGGAACAGATGCTACTATTAGATTAGACGGTAACTTTCCCACTGGTTCTAGAAATATAGCATTTGGTTTAACTGCATTAGATAGTTTAGATGGTTCAAGTCCTGGTGGAGATAACATTGCTATAGGTAATGCTGCACTAACTGCACTTACAACAGGTGATCACAACATAGCTATAGGTTCATCTGCAGGTGATGCCTTGACTACTGGTGCTGCTAATGTAGCAATAGGATTTGAAGCTTTATCAACAGAAGATGCTGATGGAAACAACGTAGCTATTGGTTATCGTACATTAAAAACTCAAAATGCAGGAGCAGATGCACACAATATTGCAGTAGGTTATGATGCAGGACTATCAATTACAACAGGTATTCGTAATGTAATAATTGGTGGTATTGCAGGTGACGCTTTAACTGATGCTGATTTTAATGTTGGTATCGGTTATCAGTCACTTACAGGAGATACTAAAGGAAGTAAGTCAACTGCTGTTGGTTATAGAACACTAGCTAATCAAAACTTTAGCACTTCAACAGACAGTCATAATACTGCAATAGGTAATGATGCAGGACTAAACGTCACAACAGGTGTACAAAATACTTTAATCGGTAGTTTAGCAGGTGATACACTTACAGACGCAGATTCAAATGTAGCTGTAGGCTACAAAGCATTAAGTGCGGATACTTTAGGTAGTAGAAGTGTTGCTATGGGTTATGAAGCATTAGCTACACAAAACTTTACTACAGCTAATAATGTTTATAATGTAGCAATAGGTTACTCAGCAGGTTCTTCAATTACTACTGGTAAAAACAGCGTTTTTATCGGTGGGCTTGCAGGTGATGCTTTAACAACAGGTGATCGTAACGTAGCAATCGGTACTTCTGCTCTAGGTTCAGATACTTTAGGATCTAGAAATGTTGCTATAGGTAATGGTGCACTGACAACACAAAATTTTACAACAGCTACAAATTCTTACAATACTGCTGTAGGTTACGATGCAGGTAATGATATCACAACAGGCATACAGAACACTCTTATCGGTGCACTAGCAGGTGATGCACTCACAGATGCCGATTATAATGTAGCATTAGGATTATCGGCATTAACTGCAGATACTTTAGGTAGTAGGAGTACAGCAATAGGGTATGGCACATTAGCTACACAAAACTTTACTACAGCTACAGATGTATATAATGTAGCAGTTGGGCATCATGCAGGTGCGTCAGTTACAACAGGCACAAGAAATACCCTAATAGGTGGATTATCAGGAGATGCTTTAACAACAGGTGACCGTAATGTAGCTATGGGATATGCTTCTTTATCTAGTGATGACGTAGGTAGAAAATCAGTTGCAATAGGTTATCAAGCATTACAAAATCAAAATTATTCTACTACTACGGAGTCTTTTAATACAGCGGTAGGATATGATGCAGGTCAAGCAGTTACTACAGGTACACAAAATACCTTTATTGGTGGTTTAGCAGGAGATGTTGTTACAACAGGCTCTGAAAATACTGCTTTAGGTCAAGCTGCTTTAGGTTCTGATACTTTAGGCAATAAAACTGTCGCAGTTGGCAATGGTGCTTTAGCAGGTCAAAATTTTACCACTGCTACAGATAGTCACAATACTGCTGTTGGTTATACAGCAGGATTATCACTAACAACAGCACTTAATTGTACTTTTATGGGTAGTGGTGCAGGAGATGCTGTAACTACTGGAAATTTAAATACCTTTGTTGGTGCTTTTGCAGGGTCAGCTACAGACGATGGTTCTAGTAACACAGCAGTAGGTGCATATGCTCTTGATGCAGGTAACTGTGGAGATAATAATACTGCGATTGGTGCAGGTTCTTTAGGAAGTTCATCTTATACAGGTGAAAATAATACTGTTATTGGTAAAGATGCGGGTAATTCACTAACAACAGGCCCTAAAAATGTCATAGTAGGTTCTTTAGCAGGAGATGCAGTTACCACAGGAGAAATGAATGTTGTTATGGGGCATGAAGCTCTATCTGCTGACACACAAGGCGATAAAACAGTTGCAATAGGAACCTCAGCACTTAAAGCGCAAAACTTTTCTACTGATACAATTAGTTATAATACTGCTGTTGGTACATTTGCAGGTACAAAAATTACAACAGGAATTAATAACACACTTATTGGTTTTAATGCAGGAGCAGAAACATTAGATAGTAGTGATAATACTGCTGTTGGAAGACTAGCTTTGGGTTCAGCGGATAGTGGTGGTACAAATACTGCTGTTGGTGTTCAAGCTCTTACAGCTTGTACTGGATATGATAACACTGCGATTGGTTTTTTAACAGCAAGAGCAATAACTTCTGGTCATAACAATATAGCCATAGGTCATGATGCAGGTCTTACTGGAAGTCCAGGAGGTAATGTCACAACTGGTTCAAACGAAATATATATGGGTGATGAAAACATTACCACTTTTAATGCTCAAGTAGATATAACGGCAGCTTCTGATGAACGAGATAAGACAGATTTTACTGCATTAGACTTAGGTTTAGACTTTGTAAAAGCTATGAAACCGTACACCTTTAAGTGGGATAAACGTTCTAAATATGGAGATAAGACAGCAGATGATTATGATTTAGATGCCATAACTTCTGATGGAACTCATAAAGAAGATTGGTTAGATTTAGGTTTTAAAGCACAAGATGTTAAAGCATTAGAAGAAGCTTCTAATTATAAAATTGCAGATAAAACAAATTTAACTGTAAGTGTAAGTGGCGATGGTAAACAGTACGGAATGAGGTACGCTAAATTAGTACCAATTTTAGTCAAAGCTATTCAAGAACAGAACGCACTAATAGAAGCACTCACTTCAAGAGTAGCAACCCTAGAAGGATAAGCATGGACTTAATACAAAGAAACTTTCCTAACGTAGGGGTTATCGAGGGGCAACTTCCAGAAAACGTTGTGGACAACATATGGAAAGTTGTAAACGAGGCAAGAGAACAACCAGAGGACATGAAGCCTGAACTCGCAGGTAACATTAGTAAGTCTATCAGGTTAGACAGTAACTCACCTTTGCTCAAAGAGTTTGTTGATGAGTTACTACCTTCGTTTATACAAAACCACATTGAAGCTTATGGACCACCTTGGCGTGAAACTATGCGTGAGGGTGAGGGTTGGAACTTAGAAAGCCTATGGGTAAACTTCCAAAGGCAACATGAGTTTAATCCACCGCATGACCACAGTGGCGTGTATAGTTTTGTAATATGGATGCAGATACCTACATCCTATGCCGAGCAAAAGAAACTTCCTATTTGTGCTAACTCAAATGCAGATAACCACATATCTAACTTTGCATTTAGCTACACGAATACGTTGGGCAGAGTATCAACTTTTGCCTATAACATGGAAAAAGAAGCAGAGGGTTACATGGTTATGTTTCCATCAAGTATGCTTCATCAAGTGTTTCCTTTTTATAATAATGATGGGGAACGTATATCAATTTCAGGCAATATCAACATTGCAAAACTAGAAGGATAAATATAATGGAAAGAGAAACAGAAGAAATGGAACAAGCTCACGCAGCAATGCTTGATAGTGTGTCAGTTATTAATACTGTTATTGCTACACATGATAAAGGTAGTGATGCGACAGAAAAAGATTATAGTCATGATATGACGCATGATGAAAAGAAAGAACGTGTAGCTATTAATGTAGGTTATATTAAATATCAAAAAGAGAATTATTCTGATTGGGGAAGTAAAGACTTTACAGATATTGATGCAGCTATAACTGCTGCTGATGCCTTTATTGGCTAGTTGATAATATAATTAAAGGATTGGAATGCCTCTAACTAAATTACAATTTCGTCCTGGAATAAACAGAGAAACAACTTCCTATAGTAATGAAGGTGGTTGGTTTGATATGGATAAAACTAGATTTAGATTTGGTTATGCAGAAAAAATAGGTGGTTGGGTTAAAAAATCTATTAATGCGTTTTTAGGTTCGTGCAGAGCGTTACATCCTTGGGTGGCGTTAGATGGAACACCGTTCCTTGGTTTAGGAACACATCTTAAATATTATATTGAAGAGGGCGGTGCATATAGAGATATTACCCCTATAAGAAAAACAACAACAGATGGTATTACTTTTGCAGCTACTAATGGTTCTGCTACTATTACAGCTACTGACAGTGGTCATGGGGCGATTGTTGATGATTTTGTGACTATTTCAGAGGCAGTTAGTCTTGGTGGTAATATTACTGCAGATGTTTTAAACCAAGAATATATAATTCTTTCTGTGCCTGACGCAAACACTTTTACGTTTGAAGCTCGCGTAGCAGATACTTCTATAGACAGTATAACTACCAGTTCAGGATTAAATCCGACTCCTGTACTAGCAAATGCCAGTGATACTGGGAACGGTGGTAGCAGTGCAGATGCAACTTATCAAGTTACCATAGGATTAGATACTTCACTTACAGGTAATGGTTGGAATGCAGGAACATGGGGACGAGGTACTTGGAACTCTGCTTCAAGTTTATCTGTGGCAGGAGCTACGTTACGAGTATGGAGTCATGATAATTTTGGCGAAGATCTTTTAATAAATGTTAGAGATGGTGGCATTTTTTATTGGGACAAAACTTCTGGAGTAGGAGCAAGGGCAGTAGAATTATCTAGTCTCGCTAATTCAGATTTAGCTCCTACGATTGCTAAAATAATTTTAGTTTCTGACACAGATAGACACGTTATAGCTTTTGGTTGTGATCCTGAAACCGCTATAGGCACACAAGATCCTTTATTGATTAGATTTAGTTCGCAAGAAAGTTTAACTGAGTGGCGCACTTTACCCACAAATACAGCAGGTGATTTAAGAATTGGTTCAGGCAGTGAAATTGTATCTGCGATAGAAACACGTCAACAAATATTGGTTTTTACTGATAAATCACTTCATGCCATGCAGTTTATAGGACCACCTTTTACATTTGGCATCAATTCAATATCAGAAAATATAACTATTGCAGGACCTCTTGCAGCCATAGCTGTTGAAGATATGGTGTTTTGGATGGGAAGACAAGAATTTTATGTGTATAGTGGAGCAGTATCAAGATTACCTTGTACTGTC